TGCTAATTCATTTAAAGTATCTAAAGTAGTTGGTGAAGAATCCACAAGATTAGCAATCGCAGAATCTGTTTCTGTCTTTGTGTAAGTTGTAGATTGGTTCGCTTTAAGGTCCAAAGTAGTCTGTATTAAAGCTGACTGATCATATAATAATTTAGCAGTCGGATATTGTACATCAGTAGAAGAACTGGAAATTGAAGTTACTTTATTAGTATTACTTTCTGCACCTACAATACCTTCACTAATTGCTCTTTTTAAAACAAAAGGAGATACATATTTATCTTTTTTAGTACCTGTATTAGTTTCTGCTACACTTGCAGTATCATATGTAGACAAAAGTCTTGGTTCAATCCCCATTATTTCTTTTAAATTTATAAGTTAATAAACTAATTAGTTACTTTCAATAATTATCCAGTTAGTACCATCACTCTGAAGTTTTGCAAATTTACCAGCAGTAGCAGCAATAATAGCTGTACCAGCAGTAGCACTATTAATTGGCACTACATTAGAAGTAGCACTATTAACTGCAAAAGCAACAATGTTTTTGAGATTAATTGTTTTACCAGCATTAGTTACAGGAGAAGGAAGTGTTACTGTATGAGTAGCACTACCATTAAAAATCTGTGTACTTGATGCAGCAGCAATAGTACTTGTAGCATCAGTTACTGTTACAGGAGCACTTGGTGTAATTGTGGATGTTACAAGAGTACCAAGAACATTATCTACACCCTTGAGATGTGTATCTATCTTATTATCTGCCGCTGTATAATTAACAGGTTTATGTGCAGAAGGAAGATTGTATTTAATTGGAAGGGAAACAATCATTTTATATTTAATATTTAAGAGTTAAAATTAATTAAAGGGGATATTTCTACCCCCTTTAAATTTAGTTTAGTTAAAACCCAATCTTTTTACCGCTAATAACCAGTGCGCCAACAATTGCATTAAGTGTAGTAACAGCCGCAGAACCTGTAGGTACTGCTATAATTGTTTCAACATTGTTAATCTTATTTGCATTCTGTGCATAATCAAGATCATAATTAAATACATAAAGTACATAATTAGTAGCACTAGCTGCTTCAGGTACAAAAGAATTGTAGAGAGGAAGTGTAGAACTAAATCTATGAGCACCCTTACCTGTAGCACCATTCCAACCAGCAGCAACACGCTCAAGTTCCTGAACATAAGAACCTTTACCCTGTGCATAAGAGAATGCTGTGGTCAAAGTACCAGTCACATTATCATCAACAGTAATAGAAGTAGGTGAAGCATAACCGCTTGCTGTTTTACCATTAAGAGTATTCTTATCCTGACCATACTGACCAGTAGAAGTAGAAAACTCATCATTGTTGGCAAAAGTTACTTCAAGAATATTAGTACCAGCAGTATAAGTAGCTGCAAGGAAACCACCATTGGTAACAGACTCAGCATCAGCATTGATAGCAGTAGCAAAAGCAGCACCAGTTAGATCAGCAGTACTAAGAGCTGAAAGTATAAAGAACTTGCGAACTTCATTACCATAATTGACAGTAATCAGATTACCATCACTGATAATGAGCTTAATTTCAATCTCTTCACCTTCAGAAATGACAGCAGAAGCATCATTACCAATAGCAGGAAGAGTGAACTGAACTTTAGCAGGAACACCAGCAGCATAAGCTTTCTTTGTAATCGAATTAACTTTATTGACATTAATTACCTTACCAACAGAAGCAAAAATGTTAGAACTATTAGCAGGAGACATATAGAACTTAATATTTTTTGCTGTATCAGCAGTAGTAGAGTCAACAGTCAGATTGGTATCAGTATCCATGACACCAAGGTTATTATCAGAACCAAGAGTAGTAGCGAGAGTTGCTCCCTCAGCCTGAACAGTACTTGTTGCAAGTACCTGAAACATGTTATTATCGTTTTTCATTATAATTTTTATTGTTTATTTGTTTGAATTGAATTTTCTAAAACATCTTTTATTGCGATGTCAACTATATCTTCAAATGTATTTTCAGATAATTCTGAATTTATATATCCAAATAGAATTGAGCCATTAAGTGCTTTATAACCATTTATTGAATAGATTGTTTCTGGAACTATATTATCAATAGTAAGATTGAAATTTCTTGGTAATTTATTATAAGTATTATAATAATCTACTATTGTTGATCCTATTACAGAAACGGTACCATAATGTGATTCTGCATTGTGTAATAACACTGGTACTTTCACATATTTAAGTGTGATAGATGAAATGTTGAAAATACCATCTGTTATTAAAACAAGTTGTTTATCTAAGAATATAACATTTAATTCTTCCCATTCAAAGGAACTTGAATTAAAAATCATAATTTCTTCAGTATTATTTCTAACTTGACAAGGAATTAATTTTGTAATATTACTTTTAACACAATTTGCTTCACAATTAATATAATAATAATAATCTTCTGGTAAATCTATATAATATTTATTACCATCATTTGTTATATCTGTTATTGTTTGTGAAACAATTATATTTTTTAAATCATCAATTATTTTATTATTAAATTCATAAGCACCATTGCTGAAAGGATTTGATTGAGCTACTCTATCCTTAATAAATTTAGCTTCAGCTCTTCTTAATCTCCAGTCTATTTCAGGTATTAAATAATTAACATTGTTTGTACTATCAATTTTCTCAAGTTTGAGTTTGAATTGATAATGCATTTCTTTAATTGATGACATTCAATTTACTTATTAAGTTTTTCTAAAATACTAGTTTTAATTACTTGATTATTAGGATCCTTAAACCAAGATACAGCTTCATCAACGCCATATCCAATAACATCACCCATATAACAAATAGTAGGACCTTCTTTTGTTAATACGTTCATTCTCAGAGCATCAAGAACTGTAGCTCTAATATGATTCTCTTTCTTATCTTTTTTAGCATAAGTAAGGAATTCAACGGGCTTATCTTTAATAATTTCATCAATAGCAACATCAATGAAATTTTGACTACGTCCCTTGAGAGGTTTATCGCCTAAACAAATTGCAATATTAATTTTCTCTTCAAGTGACATTTTTGCAGCAGCTACAATACAAGCATTATTAATTTCAACTTTTTTTGCTTTAACTGCAATTTCTTCTTCTTCACTAAAAATATAATGGGTTGCTTCTGGATAAAGACCTTCTTCATATTCTTTTAGTGAATTAGCAACAAAAGGACTACCTTTCATAATACCAACTTTGATTGCATCAATAACATTATCTGTATTGAAAATCATTGTATTATTTTCAAGTTTTACTCGTCCTTGTGCACTACAATAGAAATCATGAGGTTTATCAGCTTTAAATGTGGTATCAAGATTGACACCTAATTTTTCACCATAACTCTTCAGTTCTTCGTCAGTCAAATCAACTGAGTACTTGCCTTTCTTATAGAGGGCTTCAATAGTAATAGGTCGTTTAAAACTTTCTTTACCACCCTTTTTATGCCATGATTCTTTTTCTATTACTCTTACTTCAACTTGTGCCATAAATATTTGTTTTAGTTAATAAATTATCTTCTTGTGAAGATATCTTAAATATAAAACATTTTCTTTTAAATACAAGAATTTTTTTGATAAAATTATAATATTACTCCGTTTTTATTTTTTTAAAAATTACTCACGGAGTAATATATAATTTATAAGAAAATTACTTGTTACGACCTGCGGAGAATTAGCTCACCACAACGAGTAGGATCTTCAATGTGAATACCCTGCTGTTTTTCAACATGCATCTCATAGTATCCACCACTGTGAGACATAAGTCCTTTAGTGTTCGGACCATAAGGTGTTTGCATACCAGCAACATATCCAAGAGCAAAACCATTGGTTCTATCAACAAGCTGAACATTCTTTGCAGAAAGTCCACCATCGGTAACATCAAGGAATGTATACCTCATTGATTCAATCGGATAACCAGTGACTTCATCCTTCTCAAAGTTGATTTGAACATCATCATAAAGCGGATTATGCTCAAGCTCAAGTGAACAACCATTAGCCATGTTATATTTAACATACTGAAGACCAGCAGCAGCACCTACAGAAGTATAAGAACTTGCCTGCGGTTTCTGATAAATATCAACAGTTTTAATGAATCCACTATTGTCAACAAGGCTCTGAACAGCACGATGGAACTGAAGCATACCATACTCACCAGTGTAAGCCTTAATCTGACGACCAGAACCAGGGCGAGTCTTACCGTAGAAGATATCAAGAAGATATTCTTCAATCAGTTTTGCACTAAGCTGATTGTAGTAGTAAATATTGCTATCCTTCAGTAACTCTTGTACACCGGGACCAGAATAGATAGGACGACCACTTGCACTATTAACAGTGTTGGTAGATTTAGAATACCATGCACCACGCTCAAGCTCACGATACCATTGCTTCCAATACTCAACCTCAGCATAACCAACCCAAGTGTCATGATAAACACCATTAGAGTCAGGAATCTTAATTGCGAGGACCTGATTAGCAGCATCATTGGTAACCTTATACATCTTACGATAACGTGACATACGGCTTGAAAGTGTTAAAGGAAGCGAATACTGAGTTGAACCAGACTGCTCTTCAGCTTCACCGTACTGCGAATAAAGTTTCGCCCAACGAGTACCGGGATCAAGATATTTAGTATTAAGGAAAGCATTTCTGTCATCACTCATGTAACGCACAGAATAAACACAACCGTTACCCTGCTTACCAACAACTTCCTGAACACGAACCTGAACATTGGGATTACCAGGATGAATAACATCACCAGCAAGGAACCAATCCTCATCAAGTTTAATATTAAATTCCTGATTATACTTACCCGGAGTAGTATCGCTTACATTAAGATTTTCAACAATAACCAGAGGACGGGTAGATAAACCACGAAGCTCCCACTCCCACTCACTAGTACCAATAGTACGAGTAGAACCAGTCTTCATTAACATACCTGTCAAAGGGTTATCGGAGTAAGTATATGCGCTAAAAATCTGATTAGCCTTACTCTCAAAGACTTCTGGTTTGATAATCATGGCAGCACCGAGATGGTTTTTTTCTGTCATGTTAGCATGCCAAGGCATCTTTTTAATTATAAGTTTGTTTTCTGCAATTGCCATATTATTATTGTTTTAGTTGTTTGTTATTTAAAATAATCTATTAAAGATTTTCCTGAGTCAGCACTTTTGTATTCTTTTCTGGTTCTAATTGTATGTAATGTTTTCTTGTTAGCTTCACTTTCTGCCTTCTTTTTTACACTACTAAAATCAAAATCATTTTGTACAAGTTTTGCAAGAAGAATTAATTTTTTCTCATCATTAAAAATTTCACCAATTTTTGTTTGGAAACTAGTTGCGGACAACTTTGTTTCTTTATCAAATATTGGTTTAGTAATAAAATCAACAAGCGAACTATCCTTTTTAGGATCTATGACAAGATCACCAATTTGTTTTTCAGTATTAATAATTGTTTTAAGATTATTCTGAAACTTTCTTTGGTGTTCTATCTGTTGTTTCTTAGCTTCTTCCTGTTGTTTAAGTAAAGCCTGTTTTTGTACAGCATATTCATGCTCAAGTTTTTCAAAATGTTTCTTGGCATATTTTTCTAATGTATTTTTTTCAGAATAGGTAACAATTCTATCATCAATATCCTCAAGATCAAGATCTTCATCTAAAGAATAATAATATCTTAGAAATGCTTCCTGATTTTCTTCACTATCAACATCTGGAACTGGTATTTCAGATACTTCTCCGTATAATTTGAAGAAATCTCTTGTATCGCCACCATTACTTTTAAACTTCAAAAAACTAGCAGCATCATCATCAAGAGTTGTCATCAAATTTTCTACAACACCATTAGCTCTATTACTAACTTCTTCTTCAACCTTTTCAAAGAACAGATTAGGAGTAATCTCCTCATCACCTAAGTCAGTTAATGTAAACAAACCCATTTCCTTAAAATCATTAGCTAAATCAGTAAAGAGTTTTACATCTTCTTCATCAATATCTGATTTATCAGCTTTTTCTTTTTTATCTTCAGGTTTATCTATATCTTCTTTCTTAGTATCTTTAGATTCTTTTTTTGATTTATCATCATTTTTAGAATCATTCTCGTTTTCCACAAAACTGAATTCTTCATCAGGAATAATTGCTTCAGGTTCTTCAGGTTCTTTTAGTGTACTTTCGTCAGTTTCTTTTTCTACTTTAACTGCTGGAGTAACTACTGGTTCTACTGCTGATCCTGCTACACCAAAAAAATCATTTACATTAGGTGTATCAAATTCAAAATTACTTAATAATGAGTCATCAGTTTCTGTTTTTTTCTTATTCATATCTATTACATTTAATTTATTAAGTTTTATACAATTTCAAAATGTATTTTTGTATTATTTTATCTTTTATCTAAATAGCATTATTTATTACGATTTATCATCTTAATTATTTTTTGTTTATCTAAACTAAGTTTTTCTTTATCAAGTTGTTTTTGATGTCCAAATTTCTGTTCATCAAGTGTTTGTTTTCTCATTTTAATATCAGCATCAATTCCACTCTTGTATACTTCAAGTACATCAGGTGTACCATCATTATCCTGATCTTTATTCATATCAAAACCAATAGATAACATGGCTTGTTTTTGAAGTTCAGTTTCTCTTCTTTCAGCTTCTTTGAGAATAATAAGTTCTTTCTCTCTTTCAAATTCTTTTTCTCTATATGCCTCCTCTTGTTTAGCAAGTTCTTCTTGTTGTTGTGTTTTAAATTGTTCAAATTCTTGTTGCCTCTTTTCAAAATCTCTTTCAGATGATTCAAGAAGTTCTTGTGCATCCTGTAATGTATCAGATAATGTTATCTTAATAACATCACTAAAATTAGCTTTATCATTTTGTAATGCTGCTTGAGCAAGATTTTGAATAAGTTGTTTAGTTGCTTGTATTTTACTACTATTAGAAACAAATAAACCAAAACTACTTGCTGATAACATTTCACTATCAAGTGTTAAATATTGAACTGACATGTCATCAAGTACAAAACTAAGTTTTTCTCCTTTCTTTGGATCAGCATATATATATCTACTAATTTCAAGTAATGATGTTAATACATTTCTTTTTACTCTTTCATGCATATTAAAGTATGGCTCAAGTATATTAGATACCATATTAATATTTTGTTCTGTATTACCAACTGCTGCTGAATTTGCAATTTGTCCTTCAATTTCAGGTGTAACACCAATTGCTCTACCACATTTCTGTTCTATATAATCTGCTAATTCAATATATTTTTTGATGTCAGCCATCATACTTAAATCTAATTCTTTACTAGATGTAGATATATCACCAAGTTCATTAGTAGGATCCATAAAACCTATTTTTAATGTATCCATAAAGTAAAGCCATTTATCCATGTCAATACCAAGATTTTTAGGAATCATCTTGCTATTAATAAGTGCAATTTTACCTTTATCAGAAGCCATTAATTTTTCAATACGGAACATGATAATATTATAATAAAACTGCCAAGTTTTCATTCTATCCATTGCTGAAATAGGTTCTGCATTTATATTATCATATATAGTACCATGATAAGGTAACTTTACATTGTAAAGATTGTTTATATCTCTATATTGTCCTTTAAGAGGACCCATACTTTTATATATATCAAAACCTATCCTATATCCTTCGTGTACTTCAGGAATCCATTCCCATTCAAGATTGATATCTCCAGCTTCTTTGTCAAATTTATAATCTTCATTGACAGGTTTAGTAACTTCAATACCTTCATTATCTATGTATGTAAGAAAACCAACTTTTCTTAAACTTTTCCAAGTAGCATGAAACACACGAACATTTCTTCTATAATTAGATACTTTACTATCAGTAAAAGTAAATTGAGGATCTACACCTCTACCTTCAGCTAACGAATAAATTCTATCAATTTCTTTTTCAGTAAGTTCTTTGCTAAACATGCTGATAACTTCACTTGGAGACATATTCATTTCATAAACAGCCCATTCACCATCTTCAATGAATTCTGTATCTGGTGATTTAGCACAATCAAAAAATACAGGATTAATTACTTTACAAACAGGTAATTCATTTCTTTCACCAACAAAATATACTTCATAAGCTGAAATCAAAGCATGTTTCCAACCTTTATTGAAACTATCTTTGATATAATTAAATTGATTTATGTATTCAAAAAGCTGTGACATCATTACTTCAGCTGGATCTTGGTGTTCTCTAGCCATATATTTTGCAACTTCAGGAGGAGTAGCAGCTTGAATAGCAGCTTGTACTTCCTGTTCAATTTGTTCTATTTGTTCAGGAGTAGGTTCTTTACCATTTAATTGAGCCATAGCTTGTTGTTTTGCTTGTGCTTCAATAGGTATCATTATTTGAGAAACAACAT